CCCCTGCCACTGGCGGTGATGGTGCCCGCAGGCTCATCGGCAGGCCGAACCCCGGAGCCCCAGCGCTTCACGCCGCCGGGTTTGCCCTCGCCGTGCGCGGCCTGCACCAGCATCGGAGCGACGACCGCATGAGAGCCGCCACGGGGCCAAGCGGTGATGGTGCCCAGCGGATCACCACCGGAAGCGATGCCGTTGGCGGACGCATTCGCGCACTGCACGATGGTCGGCGACACGATCATCATCTCGCCCCGGTTTGCAGCAGTGATCGTCGGCATCGGTTCCCCGATTCCGTGCGGACGGCGCTCCCCGCCATGGGTTGCGTGGACGATGAACGGCTCGGCGGCGTCCAGCACAAAGCGCCTAATGCCTCGGACGATACGCGCCTGAGTTGCGTCCGCGAGCGGCTTCTTGCGGCCGAAGATGCTGGGGCACGGAATGGACCAGTCAATGCTGGATGCCGCCGACACGTAAGGCTGTGCGCGGGCTGGCCCGTGGGTCGGTTCGGGCCAGATGATAGCTTCTCCATCGCACCGCGCGATCATGTAGAGCCGCTCGCGTGTGGTTCCGGCGCCATAGTCGCAGGCCCGCAATACACGCCACTCGACCTGGTAGCCCAGCGCCCGCAGCACACCGACGAAGCGGCGCCAGGTGCTGCCCTCGCGCTTCTTGTCTGGGATCAGGAACTGCTGGTCCAGTGGCACGCGCTCGCCGGCAGCGGCGACGGCCCCGTCCAACTTGATGACGCGGCCGGTGGCCTTGTCGCGCTTGGCGATCAGCGGCCCCCACTTGAGGATCTGCTTGACGTTTTCCAACGTGATGATGCGCGGACGAACGGTGCCGGCCCAACGTGACACCACCCACGACAGCGAGCGGGTTGCTCGGCTGCGTGGCTGACCACCTTTGGCCTGGCTGAAGTGCGTGCAGTCCGGGCTGGCATGCAGTGCGCCCACAGGTCGGCCGCCGCACTCGACACGCGGGTCGGCTTCCCACACGTCCTGGCACAGGTGGCGGGTAAAGGGGTGATTGGCAGAGTGCAGACCCACAGCCCAGGGGTTGTGGTTGATAGCAATGTCCACCGCGCGGGCCAGTGCTGTCTCCATCGCGTGGCTGGCACCGCCGCCACCGGCAAACAGATCAACTACGATCTCGTCCGCACGTAGCCGCGATTTCAGGTGTTGCAGGGGGAAGCGGAAACCGCCGGAGCCGTCAGCCATGTGCTGTCTCCTTCGCCGCCAAAGCGGCAATTGCCAGCGGTCGCACGAACCATGCACCGAGCCCGTCCTCAGTCTCCCCGAGCCAGGCGAGGCGCCAGTCGGCGCCCGGTGCTGCAGGGTTCCAGTCGTGCATCTCTTGGGCGGCACGGTAAACGCCAGATCCGATGGCCTCTTCGGAAAGCTCGCCCTCAACCACGGCCAGGTCGAAACCTTGCGCGAGGAAAAGCGGTCGCAGCGAAGCCTCGCGGCCATCAGCCCACATCGGCACGTCCGGATGGCACAGAATCTCGCCGTCGGCGTTGCGGGCTGGGAGCCGGCTCGGGTGGTACAGGCCGCGCCACGGGTCCGCCGGATCGACCACTGTGCGGATCTGATTCCTGACCAGTTCCAGCAGTTCATCCGCCTCCGCCAACCGGGCCCGGGTGGTCTCGCAGAGCGGCGTGTCGCCGTCCTGCATGCTGCTGCGCAGAGTCGCGCGATAGGCGGTAACGGCGGAGTCGAACACGCGTAGATCCTGCTGGCGGGGCAGGCGGTGATGCAGGTCACGCAGCGCGGTGTAGGCCTGGGCGAGAGTGATGGCCTTCGCCTCGTTCGGTAGCCACACAGCCTCGACTGCGATTGCGTTGATCGTTTCGTACGCCTGCTTCAGTACAGGGCAGTTCGTCGGGAGGGGCGTGAGATTCGGGGTCATTGGCGGGCCTGCTCAAATGGGATTTCGGTGTTCACGAATGCGCCAGCGAGCGGCGCTGTGGCGCCGTCCGGTGCGGCGCTAGCTGGACAAAATGGGAAGGGGGGCAAACGTCGGTACTGGCGATTGGGATCGTGGGCAAACATGCCGTCGTTGAGGCGGATCACCTGGTAAGCGGGAAACGCTTCGCTCGGCAGTAGTGCTCGGGCATCGGCAATCAGGGCGACGTACCGCTCCTGCCACTCAACAGGCATGGACTGCAGGGTCCGTCGTGGAAGCACGTGGTAGGCGGCGCGACTGAGTCCAAAAGCACGCCACACCGGCCCATCGGAATAGTTGCTCCCCGGCCTACCTGGTTCGACTGCAACGTCTACAGTTCTCGGGGCCTTAGTGGGGGTCATCGGCCAACATCCTCTCTGCATAGCCGCCGTAATTGGCTGCGTGCCGGCCCATCGCCGGCCGAAGTGGTGTATGGCCCAGCACTTCGATCTGGCCGCCCGACGCGAGGAATGCGTCCAGGTCGTCGGCCAGCTGCTGGCGGTCGAATTCCCGGTGCCGAATCGTGGTCGCTGCGTCACTGACGCCCGTGAGGGGACCAACTGCACATGCCGGGCGCTCACCTGCTGGTGCTGCGCGCAGCGGGGCGATCGCGTGCTGCACGTGGCTGGCCAGACGCCAGATGCCGCGCACGCCGGAGCGATGACAAATCGCCTGGCCGCTTCGCGCCAACCCGGCCAACGTGTAGCTGATGGCTTGGTTGGATGCCTTGATGCGCCCAGCGGACTTGATCTGCTCGATCGTCGCGCCCTGGGGGAACCTGCCCAGCACGTTGCGCACTTCGGCTGCACGGCCAATCTGCTGCGGGCGGGCGCTCATGCGCGCGCCCCTGCGAGCAGTTCGCGCATGGCCCAGCCGTGGTGCATGACCTTGGACGAACTGTCGGCGACAGCGTCCGGGTTCTCGGTCAGTACGAGTGTGTCCTGCAGCGGATAGGTGCTGTGGCCGTCCCAGTCCTCGATCACGGATTGGAGGCCGAAGTGTTCGCGCAGCTCTTGCGCGTTGGCAGATTTGCCGCACAGTTGCGGTCCATAGATGACGACAGAACGACTCATGCGCGGATTCCTCGCGTGCGGCGCGTAGCGCGGTTAATGGGGGGGATTGAACGAACGCGCACGCCCTGGCGATCAAGCCAGCGATGCGCGGCCTGTGCAGCCAGTCGGTTGAGTGGGAACGTGATGCCGCCAAGCGCCAGCGAGTGGTGGGATACCCCCACGTTCCGGCTGGCGCTGGCCGCGACCTGCAGCAGCGTTTCGCGTGGTGCGGCGGTGTATAGCCCGGCCCAGAGCCAGCCCTGACAGACCATCAGCACCAATGACTCGCCTTGGTGGCCGGTGGCAAACTGCTGCTCGACGGGCAGGGCACTTATCACGCTCATGCGCTCAGCGCCTGGTTGCGTGCCGTATCGACCAATGCCCGCGCTTCAGCCAAGCCGCGCTCGGTCAGGGTCACGGCGCGCGGGAGGTCGCGATCATCGAAGCGAACGAGGACGCGCTCATGCAGCCAGTTGATGAGCCGGCGCGTGAATACCTTCTCGGGGTGATTGGTCGGCGCGAAGCCGAACGCCGTGCGTCGAAGGGTGAAGTTCGGTGCGCCGTAAGCTGCGATCAGGGCAGCCTTTTCCTTTGGCTTGAGAGGGGCTTGCATGGGCTGTCTCCTGGTCAGGCTGCGATGAGCGTGGAAGGGGTTTCGGCCGCGAGTTCGGCCAAGACCTCGCCGCGATGGCGTGCGAGGTGGGAGATCGGGATGCGGAGATGCGAGAGGCTGGGATCGGTCCAGCGCAGTTCGGCGAGCGCAGCTTTTTTCAGCGGCACCGGGCGCGTGGCGACGCCGCAGCGGTAGCACTCGATATGGAGCAGTGGCGGGCAGGGCGTGCCGAGGCGATGGCCGGTGGGCGCGCCCTCAGTGGTCACGATCTGCGGGTGATGGCCATGGCCGCAGAGCGGTACCGAGGGCGGAAGCGGGCGGGAGGTTTGGCGCATGGTCAGCCCCTCACCGCGCTGCTGGTTGCCCAGCGCGGCTTTGCTGCGTCGCGGTCGCTGTGTGCCTGGTGGATCTCTGCGACGCGCAGCGGCACGACAACTGCGGCGACCAGCGCAACGGCTGCCCAAGCGAGGCGGAGGCGCCGGCTCATGCCGCACCGCCGCTGATTTCTTGCCGCATCGCCCGCAGGCTTCTTACCGGATGGGCTTCATCCAGAAGTTCCGCGCAATCGGCGCAGGCGTACTGCGCTCCGCCGCCGCCGTCTATATCGATTCCAAGCACCCAACCTTCGCGTCCCGCTGAATCCTCGCAGTCGTCGCTGCTCGCAGCTCCCGGGCTGTTCTCGTCGCAGTTGAAGCACCAGAGGTGGTGGGTCTGGGTGAGGAGTGCGCTCATGCCCGCACCTCGGCCGACATATCGCGTGAGCATGCTTCCAGGCGCAGGCTGGCAACGCCCATGCGTCGCGAGCGGCGGAGCTGGTTGCGGCTGTGCTCACCCTTGCTGCGAACCCAGAGGGTGCTGGCGGTGCTGTGATCGCGGGCTGCCAGCGCGAGCATGGCCTTCACGGCCAGAGGCGGCAGCACGCAGGGACTTTGGTCGGCGTAGCGGTGAGACATGGCGCGCTCCTGTTAGAAGGAGGGCGCCGGCGGGTCACTGGCCGTGGGGAGCGGCTATTGCCGATAGGGGAAGCCCGGCAGGTGACGACCCGCCGGTCGCCCGCCAGCCTGTGGGCTGGCAGGTCGGACTCTACAAGTAACCTTGTGCGGGTGTCAACAAGAAAACTTGCGCAATCAGTTGGCGCGGTTTCGGGCTTAGGCGGACGTTGGTAACCTTCACAAAACCAAAGGAGGGCAGGGTCCCATGGAGTCGATCTTCGTAACACTTGGCGCATTGGGCGTGTGGCTTGCCGCGCTGGGGCTTCTTGCGCTGATTCTGCTTGGGTTGCTGATGCCCCTGGCCGTGTTTGGCATCAAGCCATTGCTGCGCGCTCTCATCGAAGAACAGCGAAAGACCAATAGGCTGTTGGCGCGCCAGGGCATGCGAGAGCAGGGACTTGAGGTGTCGGAACCGGCGGTCGCCGCCACTACCAGAGATCAGTCAGCTCCGCAGACCCTGCATGATTTCATCCAGGCACGCGACGCGCGGCCTGACGCTAAGTAGGCGGCAGTGATGGCGCTGGAGGAAGCGCGGTGCAGGGTGCTTCCACCGGTGGATGCCCGCAAACTTCAGGGCTTGGGAAAAACGTGAGCCATGTTCTTGATGAGTCCTGTCTGCTCTAAGGGCAGGCCTTCCATGATCGCTTCCCTTGCTTCCTCCATTTCAAGAAGCAAGCTGCGCAGCTCTGACGTAGATAACTCAGTGATGCTCTGTCGAAGTACCAGATGTTGATCAATCAACCATTTGAGTTGATAGGCATCGGCGAGTAGTCGGATCCGGCGTATGTGAGCCGCTATCAAAGCGTCTTTTGATTCGACGGCAACCTGAAAAGCACCCGCGACCTGATCGGGTGGCTGGACTCGTTGCCTAACCTTGCTTGCCAGCGCGTGTGCGAGAGCTTCCAGTGCTACTGCTTCCTTCATCATCAACCCCCTTAGATACCTGGCGCTTCCGCAGATGTGCGGTGAAGTCGACCACGTTGTCTGGCGTGACCGCCTTTTCCTTGCGAGCCATCAGATACTGATGGGCAAGAATCACGATCGACGCATCCTCAACACTCTCAGGATTGAACGTGGTCCCGAGGGCGAGGCAGGCGAGCCGGACAAGGTGGTACGACGCGGCAAGAGTAGGGGCGTCCAGTTGCACTGATTGAGACTGCGCATTTGCGCTTGGCAAAGGCAGCTGGTCATCGGCATTGACACCGTTCCAGGCGAGAAACTGCTCCACGGAAAGGCCAAAGGCACGCGCCAGCTCAGGCAGGTAGCGAGGACGACGCGTTGGGATGTCTAGCAGTTGCTGCAGGTGCTGGTACTTCACATTGGGTGCCCCAGCCGCGCGCACCCGCGCGGCCAGGGTTTCCAAGCCGAGTCCGTGCGCCTGCATGAGGCCCTTAGTGATGTCGCCTATCAACATGCAAGCAATCTTGCACTGTTGAAACGCAAGAAAGATTGCGGTAGCGTAGCGCAAGGTTTCTTGTGTGAAGGCGTCCGATGACCCCACTTGATCGAGCCATTGCCATCTGCGGCACCCAAAGTGAATTGGCACGCCGTGTAACGGGTAAGCCGGCTACTGGCTACGTGTATCACTGGCGGAAGAATGGTGTGACAGCCGAAGTGGCCATCGCCATTGAGCGCGCAGTTCTGGCCGCGATGAGTGAGGACGTTGGGGCCGCGCGCAGGGCTTTCGACCTCGGTGGCCAGGTAACTGCGGATGAACTGCTGCCTGAGGTGCGTTGGGAGCGGGATGGCGAGGGGGCGATTGTCGGTTACTTCAAGGCGGTCTCGCCCGCAGCATGGCGTAGCCATGCGCAACCGTGACCCTTTACTGACCATGGCTATCGTGAGGCGCGGTTGGCTCGAGGGCCACAGCCTCTATCGCGCAGCTCGGCATTGCAAGCAGCGCAGAAACTGCTGGGTGGCATCCGCGCTCCTGGTGTTGGCTGTGGCTGGCCTGGGCGTGATTCACCGGGAACCAAAGAACAGCTACCACGCCGCCAAGCCCGCCACGGATATCGAAGGTCCGAACCGCGGTGAAGTGCATTCGACACGGAAAACTGATGATCTCGCTCATGGCAGGCATCATGCGATTGCTCACATACGGGGCGAAACGATGAAATGCCGCTCGTTTCAGGGGGCGCCATGACCTGCCGCCGCTCCGACCTCAATTGGCGAGATGCATTGCACAACGCGGTGGCCCGCGCGCCGGGCGGAGTTCAGGAGGCTGCCGCCTTCGTTACACGCCGCAGAGGAAAGGCGATAAGCGCCGAGTCGCTGCGGAAGAAGTTGAAGGGCATTGAGGGTGAGTCTGTTTCGATGGAGATGGCTGAGATCCTGACGGATTGGCTTCAGCTGTTCGTTGACACCCAGGCTGTGGCCACCGATTGGATTGCATCACTTGGCGGACAGTTCGGTCTGATGATCGACTTTGTGCCCCCGGCGCCGTTGGCGGGATGGCCTGATGAGCTTGCTGCGATCCAGGTAAAGCTACTGGAATTGCACAGCCTGACCGGACAGCTTGCGGGTACGGGAATCGAGGTGCTGGCTGACGGGAGGGTGTCTGTACCCGAGGCTGATCGAATCCAAGATCTGTCGCGTGACATACGCACACTTTGCTTCCGGCTTGAGCGAAACGCCAACAGGGCAGCGACCCGAACGGGCGAGGGCGAGTGAAGTGCCAGCGAGCCGTGTCATCCGATCGAAGTATCGAACGGCCGGAACGATCAGCGCATCTGCGCGTAGAGCCATGGAGCTCGCAGCACTGGCCCTCTCCGACGCGGTGCCCGCGCTCACAGGTGACGAAGCCCTTGCGGAACGCGAGCGCTTTCGCATCGAACAAGAACGGCGTGACAACCGGCAGCAGTGTCTGCCCTTGGGGAACCCAGATGTACCAAGCAAGCATTGATTCGGCCCCATCCCCCCGGGTGGCTTGTGAAAGGCCGCGTGCTGCCTACGCTACTGAATGCGGCCTGGCGCTGAGAGGCATTCTCGATACCAGCGATGGGTCCTCCCTGGACCTGACGGACGCGGGTAATCGGACGCGCAATTCCTGTGTAGATAGCGGCTCAGGAAGTTACTGAATGTCTGTGAATTACGATGATGTGCTGGGCCAGCTTCAGGCCGCTGGCCTGTTGGTCACTGACCTGACCACCGACGGGCGCATGGTGCGCTGCAGGGTTGAGGGTTCGCGGGAGCGGCGTGGCTGGTATGTCCTGCACGAGCTCAATACGGCAACAGGCGAGGTGCTGGTAGTTGGGACCTATGGCGTGTGGCACGGCAACGAGAACGGCGCGACAAAGGTCGAGTTGCGCAAGCGAGAAAAGTCTTTCACTGAAGAGCAGCGCGAGGCGTTGCGACGCCGCCTGAGCGAGGATCGCCGACGCGCTGAACTTGCCCGCCAAACCCAAGCCAAGCGCGCAGCGGATCGCGCGTCGGTGGCCTGGTCAAAAGCGCTGCCGGTTGGCGACGCCGACTACCTGGCTGCCAAGGGCGTGCAGGGGTTTGGACTGCGCTTTGGCAAGACCGGCGTTGCACTGGTGCCTCTGCTGGACGTGAACAGCCAAGTGCATGGGCTGCAGGTGTTACGCAGCTCCAAGCAGGCCGCTGCAACAGGCAAGCCCGCAAAAGAGTACTGGCCGGCCGGTATGGTCAAGAAGGGCCACTTCCACCTGATAGGGGGCACGCCTCAGTGGATTCTCCTGGTGGCTGAGGGCTATGCGACTGCGGCAACGCTACACATGGCGACTGGTTACCCTGTTGCCGTGGCCTTCGACGCGGGCAACCTGCTGCCTGTGGCGGCGGCCCTGGCGAAGCGCTACCGCGGCATCAAGGTGCTGGCGTGCGCTGACGATGACGTTCTGCAGAAGTGCAGGCATTGCCGTACGCGCCTTGTTCTAGCCGATCACCCGCAGTTCTGTCCGTCGTGCGCGCAACCGCATGGTGCGTCCAACGCTGGTTTGCTCGGCGCCGAAGCAGCAGCACTTGAAGTCGGCGGCGCGGTGCTTCTGCCAGTCTTCGCGGATGAACCTGAGCGCCGACAGCACTTCCTGGAGACAGGTCGCAAGATCAGCGACTTCAACGATCTCCACGTGCTCGAAGGGCTGCACGCTGCGCGCGGGCAGGTCGAGGCCCGCCTCACGGAGCTTTCTTGGCGTGTACCCGCCGAGAAACGCGCGGCGTTCACCAGCAGCAACGGGGGCACGGGGTCTGAGCGGCTGGCGCCCATCCACTCGCTGGACGAACTGTTGGAGCGCTTCGCTCTGGTCTACGGGCAGGGCGGTACGGTCTTCGACCACAAGGAGCACATGTTGGTCGCGCTCGGCGACATGCGCGACGCATGTGCGCGCAAGGAGCTGCACCGTGCATGGATGGAACATTCCAACCGATCCATCGTGCGCGTGCGCGAGGTTGACTTTGACCCGTCTGGAGAGAAGCCGGGCGTGACCTGCAACCTGTTTGCGGGATGGCCCACGGTGCCCAAGGAGGGAAGCTGCGACAGGCTGCTGCAGCTGCTCTGGCACATGTGCGGCAATGAAGCCAACCAGAAAGCGCTCTATGACTGGGTGGTCAAGTGGCTGGCCTATCCGCTGCAGCACCCCGGCGCCAAGATGAAATCGACCATCGTCATCCATGGCCCACAGGGCACCGGCAAGAACATGTTCTTCGACGAGTACATGAAGCTCTACGGGGACTATGGCCGCGTCTTGGACCAGGCCGCTCTGGAAGACAAGTTCAACGACTGGGCAAGCCGCAAGCTGTTCCTGCTGGCCGACGAGGTCGTGGCGCGCACTGAGGTGTACCACCTCAAGAACAAGCTCAAGGCGTTGATCACAGGCGATCGCATCCGTATCAACCCGAAGAACATCCAGGCGTATGAGGAAGACAATCACGCCAACCTGGTGTTCCTGTCCAACGAGGCCATGCCTGTGGTCTTGGAAGAGGATGACCGCCGGCATGCGGTGATCTGGACGCCTGACAAGCTAAGTGGCGAGTTCTACACCGAAGTGCTGAAGGACATTCGCAACGGGGCGACAGCGGCGCTGCATCACTACCTGCTGCAGGTTGATCTGGCCGGTTTCACGAACGGCACCAATCCGCCCATGACGCAGGCGAAGGAGGAGTTGATCGGCCTGAGTCAGGACAGTCCGCAGCGCTTCTTGGATGAGCTCTATGGTGCCGACATTCCTGGCCTGCGGCCGATGCCTGCGCTCTCAAAGGAATGGTACGAGGTCTACAAGCACTGGTGCGCCCGAGAGGGCCTGCCACGACCCGCGCCGTCACCGAAGTTCATCAACGCCCTGGTGCGCAAGCGCGGCATCGTGCATCCGGACCGGGCGCGCAAGCGATATCAGATCGAGCAGACCACAAACGGCCCACATGGGTTCCTGATGCTGGGTGACTGCAATACACCCGCAGACAAGTCTGAGGCCATCTGGCTGGGTGAGCAGGTCCTCCGGTTCCGAAACATGTACTCCGACTACAAGGGGCGTGCCTGATGACGCTGGCCTCGGATGTGCTGGGTGTGCGGGATGTGCGGGCACCTGTGCGGGATCGGAATGTGCGCCAAACCGTTGGCGCACAAGGCCTGTGCGGGATGTGCGGTCATTGGCCTACATGGGCGGGCGCGTGCGTGTGTGGATTTTGGATTGATACCGCTTCTTCGATGCCGCGCGCACGTAAGGGTGCCCGCACATCCCGCACACGCCGCACAGGCTTACTGCCGCAATCGATACACGAATTTCGACGCCCGCACAGCCCGCCGCACGTCCCGCACACGCTCGCGCGCGCGAAATTCATCGCTTCAACGGTCTTCAAAGGAAATGGAGTAGGGGGTAGCAATGACTGAGACGGACGTGACGATCACGGGAAAAGAGCTGGCTGAGGTGATTGGCTGCAGGCCATCCTACGTGGTTGAACTGAGGAAGAAGGGGCGGGTGGTCGTTGGTGAAGGTGGAAAGGGATTCCTGAAAGCCGCCTCCCTGGCGCTCTACGCTCAAACCGCCGATCCCGCTTACGCTGGCGTCGCTCAGCGACACGCAGAGGCACGTGGCTCTGCGCTTGCGGGGGAGGGCGTTGCCGGCGTCGATCAGGAGGCAGACGACGACACGGACGCCGACAGTGACGATGAGGACGAAGACGCGCCGCGGCTCGGCCGCACCGGTCGACCGTTGACGCCTGATTCGGCGCGCAAAGCCAAGGCGCTGGCAGACAAGGCCGAGACCGACGCTCACATGGCGCACATCGCGTTGCAGAAAGAGCTCGGCCTGCTGCTACCTCGCGCGGATGTGGAGGCGTTCCTGGCCGAACATGCAACGACCTTTCGGGGAGCCATGGAGCGTCTCGCCGATGTCATGGCCCCGCAGCTGGCAGCAACGGCGGATGAGGCGGAGTGCCGGCGTCTGGTGTGGGATGAGGTGAGCCACGCGCTGGAGGAGCTGAGCCAGGGCTTCCGAACCTTGGCTGCCAAGGCCGCTGAGGGTGCACCGTGATGATGGCGGCGCAGGGAATGGCATCGGTTCTGGCGCGCTCGCTACAACCCCGGCGACCGCTGAGTGTCTCGCAATGGTGCGATGAGCACATGCGGCTCTCCAGCAAGAGCGGCAGCAAACCCGGGCGATGGGTGACCGACCGCAATCCGCCGCTGCGCGAGCCCATGGACAACATGTCTGCTCGAAGCCCGGTGCATGACCAGGTCTGCATGTTCCCCATCCAGTTCGGCAAGAGTCAGCTGGCGACGAACGCCATGGCCTACTGGATGGACTATGCGCCCGGGCCGATGATGTATGCGCTGCCTGGCGAAGTGTCCATGAACAAGTGGATTGCCCAGAAGCTCAACCCGATGATCGAGGTCTGCGCAGCGGTGAAGAAGGCGCTGACCAGCACCGCCAGCCGCGACAGTGCCAACCAGCGCACCTTCAAGGACTTCGCTGGTGGCCAGCTCTTTGTGGAGCATATGGGCAGTCCACAGCGTTTGAAGTCTTCGACCGTGAAGTACCTGCAGGTGGATGAGATCGATGAGGCGCCGCAGCAGCTGTCCACCGGCGACGACCCGGTGAAGATGCTCGATGGCCGCACGTCCTCGTTCCCGACAACCTATAAGCGGCAGTACATCAGTACGCCGGGCATCGCGGGTTTGAGCCGCATCGCGAAGCTGTATGAGAAGAGCGACCAGCGCCGGTTCCATGTGCCTTGCCCTCATTGTGGCCACTACCAGGCGCTGCAGTGGAGCGGCCTGGTGTGGTCGCCCGACAAGAGCCGGGCGTGGTACGCCTGTTGCGAGTGCGGAGTTGCGATCGAAGAGCATTTCAAGACAGAGATGATTGCGAAGGGGCGCTGGGTGGCGGCGAACCCGGATTCCCCCATTCGCGGCTACACCATCAACTGCCTTTACTACCAGTTCGGGCTGGGCCCGCGCTGGCTGGATCTGGCGAAGGAATGGTTGGAAGCACAGGGCGACCCTGCCTCGCTCAAGACCTTCGTCAACGATCGCTTGGCCGAGACGTGGGAAGACCCGTCGATGCGGGCTGTAAAGCACAACGTCATCAAGGATCGAGCCGAACCCTACCTGCTGCGCTTGGCACCATGTGGCGTGCTAGCCGTCACTGTTGGCGTGGATACGCAAGACGGCCGCTTGGCCGTGCACACGATCGGATGGGGCCGGGGAATGGCAGCGTGGACGTTGGACTACGTGGAACTGCAGGGCGACCCAGCAGAAGAGGCTGTTTGGGTCTCACTGACGGATCTGCTCAATCGCGCCATCGAGCGGGAAGACGGCGCGCTATTGCGTCCGTTGGCGGTGGCCATTGATGCCGGTGGTCACCGCACAGAGGCTGTGAAGAACTACGTACGGCAGCGTCGAATCACCCGTCCAATGTGCATCTTTGGCGCAGTGCCCAACAATGCGCCGGTCCTGTCGAAGGGCAAGCTTGCCGATGTAACGTGGAACGGGCGGACGGATAAGCGGGGCATTACCATTCACCATGTCGGCACGGTGGCAGCGAAGCACTATCTCTATAGCCGTCTTTCGGCCGATGCCGAGCGCGCAGTCGAGACACGCCTGGTGCATTTCAGTGATCAGCTCCCGGATGAGTACTTCCCCGGCTTGGTATCGGAGGTCTACAACCCGGTCAAGAACCGGTTTGAGAAGCGAGTAACGCGCAATGAACCGCTCGACACCTGGGTTTACGCCTATGCAGCGACGCATCATCCTGAGGTGCGACTTCATCGCTACACCCGTGCCGACTGGGATGTTCTGGAGGCCCGCCTGTTGCTCACGGTCAACAGCACGGGTTCCCGTGAAACAGAAGCCGTGCCAGCTCCTGCGCAGGTGACAAATGTTTCGCGTGGAACTCCTCAGGTCAAGCCGCGCAGCAGCGGGCTGGCCCGCGATGGGTGGGCGCTCTGATGGCGAAGCGTACGGAGTCAGCAGAAGAGCTGCGAGAGAGGATCTTGGCTGCGATGCGGGCCGACATCGGCATCAGCGAACGCATGGCGCTGCCATTCGTTGAATCGGTGATGCAGTGCTTTGCTGGCGAGCAACCCTATTTTCCTGCCGCAGTTCGGTCGTATCCGAAACCAGACATCCAGCGCGCACTGGAGGCCGGGATTCCCGTGAAACAGGTGATGCGCGACTTCGATGTGTCCAGATCAAAGCTGCATGAGCTGTTCCCCGGAGGCCTTCCAAGACGCGGAAAACAGGCCTTGTCCACGGTTTCAATGAAAGTGGAGACAAATTAGTTTTTTGATCCTTATAGATCAGCGACTTAGGGAAGCCACTGTCCACGGTTTTATTGAAGTCGTGGACAGTGTTGCCCCTAGCCTATGTAGTCATGAAGACTGCTCAGGAAATGCTGGATTTCTACATCGACGCGGAGGTCGCCGTCCTTTCGGGGCAGACCGTTCGCTTCGGGGATCGCCAGCTTTCGCGCGCAGATCTCGCCGAGATCCGCAGCGGTCGGAAGGAATGGCAAAGCGCAGTGCTGCGGGCCGAGGCAGGCGCCGGGCGTCGCGCACGCTGGGCCAACGCCGATTTTGGCGGGGTGACCTGATGTCCTCCGCACAGATCGCCAAGGCACGCCTGAGCGCAGCGCTCGGCGCCGACCGTGCCATCCACATCGCACGTGCACAGATGGCGCCAGTCCTTGCCCGCGCCCACGAAGTCACTCGGCCATCGCGCAATCGCAAACTCGCGCGGGACTGGGGCAGCGGCAACACCATCGCTGGTATGGATGCCCGCCAGCTCCGCGATCAGGCCCGCCATCTTGAGCGCGACCTGGATCTGGCCGATAACGCATTGAACGTGCTGGTGCAGAACACGGTCGGGTCTGGCATCGATGTGCTGTCTGCGCCTCGCCTTCCCGGGCAACCGATCAACCGTGAACTTGCTCTGCAGCTGGATGACCTCTGGGATGCGTGGTGGGATGCGCCCGAAGCCACCCGGTCGCATGACTACGGTATGTGTCAGCAGCTGCTGTCGCGTAGCTGGTTCCGCGATGGTGACGCGTTCTACCAGGATCTGATCGGGTCTGTGCCGTACTTTGAGCACGCAACCCCGGTGCCGTATAGCTTCGAGATGCTGGAGGCCGACCTAGTCCCTCTGGATTTCAATGACCCCGCCCGCAACATTCTGCAGGGCGTCGAGCGTAACGCGTGGGGGCGACCCGTCGCGTTCCACGTCTACAAAAACCATCCGGGAGACCCGATGGGCAGCCGGCTGGAGACCAAGCGGGTCTCGGCCGAGTTCATGCACTGCATCGCCTTGGTGAAACGCCTGCATCAGGTGCGCGGACTGAGCGTGTTTGCCAGCGCCATGTCGCGCTTCGAGGACGTGAAGGACTATGAAGAGTCCGAACGTATCGCGGCCAAGGTGGCGGCGTCGATGACGTTCCAGATCAAGAAGGGTAGCGGCGAGCAGTACGGCGCCGACCTCGGCGGCCAGGCCATCTTGCAGGACGGTGTGCCCGTTCGCGAGCTGCGCCTGGCACCGGGCGCAATCTTCGATGATCTGCTGCCGGGCGAGTCGATTGAGAGTCTGGGAACGGATCGCCCGAACCCCAACGCTGCAACGTGGCGCAAGGAGCAGCTGCGCGCTGCTGCCGGCGGCATCGGCGTCAGCTACTCCAGCCTCTCGCTTGATTACAACGGGACCTATTCGGCACAGCGTCAGGAGCTGGTAGAGAAGTGGGGTAGCTACCTGATGCTGGCCGAGCGCTTCATTGCGCTGTGCGTGCGCCCGCAGCGCATGCGCTTTGTCGAGGCTTGCGTGCTGTCCGGCCGTGTGCGCCTGCCGCGTGGTTGGACGCTTCGCGACCTGGCCGCGTCCACCTACGTCCGCCCGGTGATGCCGTGGATCGATCCGTTGAAGGAAGCCTATGCCCGCGGCGAAGCCGAAGACCGGGGGTGGGTGTCGCCGCAGCAGAACACCCTGCAATACGGCAACAACCCGGCTGAGGTGCTGCGCCAGCGTCAGGACTGGCAGGACCAGACCCAATCCCTTGCGCCATTGGCGCCCAACACGAGTGCAGAAGCCCGTGCCCAGGTTGTGGGCCAGCTGACGCGCGATCTTTCCAGGAGCGAATGACATGCGTGCATGCCTGTTGGCCAGCGCGATCAAACACACCATCCGCGCCGACGCGGCGCAGGATGCCGACCTCGGCCCTGCGCTGTACCAGGTTCGGGCGGAGGCCGATAGCGCTGATGTGATGATCTACGGCGCTATCGGTGGCTATCTGTTCGAAGAATCCGTTTCCGCCGCTGACCTGGTGGAGCGCATCGGCCAGATCACTGCGAGCACGATCCACGTGCGACTCAATAGCGTTGGCGGTGTCGTAGCCGATGGCATGGCCATTCACAACGCACTGCAGGCTCACCCCGCGCGCAAGATCATCACGGTTGAGGGCCAAGCGGCGTCCATCGCCTCACTGATCCTGCAGGCTGGCGATGAGCGGCGCGTCTACGCCAGTTCGCTGGTGATGGTTCACGCACCCCGCACGGTCGCTGCAGGCAGCGCTACCGCTTTCCGCCAGAACGCCGAGGCATTGGACGCACATGCCGCGGCGATGTTGGAAGCCTATGCCGCCCGTTCCGGTCGCCGCGAGGAGATGGAGCGCCTGCTCACCGACGATGCGGACCACTGGTTCTCTGGTCCGCAGGCGGTTGACGCCGGGTTGGCCGACCTAGTGGTCGATGTCGACCCTGGCGCAACTGCCATGTGGTCGTCGGCATCGGCCGTGGCCATCAGCGGTTATCTGCAGTCGATCGAAGGTGCTGGAGCGCCGGTGTCGGCCCAGTTGCGACGGCACATCGTCGCCAACCTCTCCCCGCAAGTATTTACCTCGCTCCCCGAGGTCAGCCAGTCGGCCGTGATCGGCCATATCGAGGATCCAACTATGAAGAAGCAGTACCGCACCATCCTCGCGAACGCCGGTCGCCAGAGCCCGGCATCCGCTACCGCCGCCGTGCCCGCCACCCCGGTCGCCGCTGCGGCCCCCGCGGCAGCACCCAACTCGGGTGATCCGGTCCAGGCCGCTCTCGGTGCGCTGCGCGAGCGAAACACGCAGATCCAGGCTATCGCGTTGCCCCACATGGGCAACCCGCAGGTTCGCGAGTATGTGGACAGCGTGATGGCTCAGGTGGACTCCACCGTCACTGCCGATGCGGTCGGCCGCCAGATCCTCGCACTGCTGGGCAGCAACGCTGCGCCGCTGAATGGCGGTGCAGCAATCACCGCCGGCACCGATCAGCGTGATCTGACCCACGCGGCCATGTCCAATGCCATCCAGGCTCGCGCCGGCTTGGCGCAGGCATCCGATGGCAACCCCTACCGTGGCATGTCCATGACCGAGATCGCCCGCGCCTGCGTCCAGCAGGCCGGCGTCGACACCCGTGGCATGGAGCGGCTGGAAGTGGTGGGCATGGCCTTCACCCACAGCAGTTCGGATTTTCCGCAGCTGCTGGGCGACGCTTCGCGCCGGGCCCTGTTGCAGGGCTATCAGGAAGTGGAGGAGACCTTCGACCAGTACACCCGTGCGGTCAATGTGTCCGACTTCAAGCCGACCAATCTGGTAGGCCTCGGCGCCTTCTCCGATCTGGATATTGTTCCCGAAGGTGGAGAGTACAAGCAGGGCACGTTCTCCGAGCAGTCGCAGGCCATGAAGATCGTGACTTACGGCAAGCTCTTCACCATCACTCGCCAGGCCATCATCAACGACGATCTTGGCGTGTTCGGTGACGTGCCGCGGAAGATGGGCCAGGCTGCGCGCCGCACCCTCGCCAAGGCCGTGTTCGACCTGATCAACAGCAACCCGGTGCTGGCCGACGGCAAGCGCCTGTTCCACGCCGACCACAACAACCTGCTGCCGGCTGCGCTGATCAGCACCGCCAGTGTCAGTGCGATGCAAGCCGCGATGCGTCTGCAGAAGGATTCCGATGGCAACCTGATCCAAGTGCCGATGCGTGGGCTGTTGACGCCTGTGGCCCTGAGCGGCCTGGCCAAGACGGTTCGCACCGCACAGTACGCGGTGGGGGCGGGCGTGGGCAGCAACGATCCCAACATCGTGCGAGAGACATTCGAAGTCTGGGATGACGGCCGCCTGGACGCCAAGGATGCGAAGGCCTGGTGCGGCATTTCCAATCCGGCCTACGTGGACGGCATCGTGGTGGGCTACCTGGACGGCAACCAGACACCGTACCTCGAACAGCATCAGGGCTTCACCGTGGATGGCGTGGCCTGGAAGGTCCGCCTGGATGCCGCGCCGGCCATTGCCGACTACCGCGGCATCTACAAGAACCCGGGCAACCCCGCCTAAGTTCCGCTCCTCAGGAGTGGAGGCTTCGGCCGCCGCTCCGTGAACCCTTCACGTATCCGGAGAATATTCATGAAAAACGCACATCAAGACGGCCGCGTGCTCGATGTGACCCTCGTCGCCGACACCAAGAGTGGCGAACTGGTGGTCGCGGGCAAGCTGGTCGGTGTCGCAGTCACGGACGGTAAGGCCGGCGAGATCATCGCCGCCCACGTCGAGGGCGTGTTCGCAGTTCCGAAGCTGTCTGCGGCCGTCTTCGCCGTAGGGACGCAGGTCAACTGGGACCCGGACAACAAGCAGGCCATTGTCGGCGCCGCTGGTGCCGGTCAGGTCGCCGGCATCGGCTTTGCGGTGTATGCAGCGGCCGCCGGCGCGCCGACGGTGTTCGTCCGCCTGACGCCGGGTGTGGCTGCAGCCGGCGCGTAACCGTACAGGCCGGCACCGCCCACATTCGCCGGGATGGCGTGGGCGGTGCCGGTTCTTCTGAGCGTCAAGGGGGGGAACTCATGAGCACCACGAACGCGCCGCGCGGCGTACGCAACAACAATCCGGGCAACATCGACCGTACTTCGGTGATCTGGCAGGGCGAAGATCGCTCGGCTGACGCGCGCGCTCGCGAGGGTCGCTTCTGCGTATTCCTGACCCCGCAGGCCGGCTTCCGCGCGTTGGCGAAGACTCTGCTCACCTATCAGCGCAAGCACGGCCTGCGCACGGTGAAGGAGATCATCGGCCGGTGGGCGCCTCCGGTGGAGAACGACACGGGCGCCTACGTCCGTCAGGTTGCCGACGCTGTGGGTGTGTCCCCGTCTGAGGTCATCCGCCTGGACAACCCGGTCACACTTGGTCGGCTCGCTACAGCAATCGCCAAGCACGAGAACGGCGGCCTGTACTGGCCAGCAGATGTGATTGCGGCTGGCGTCGCCGAGGCGCTCCGCTGATGGTCGGGGGCGGAATCGCCGCGCAGGCGCCTTGGTGGGCAGCCGGTAGCGTTGTCGCGCTCTGGCTGCTGCGTGAGACGTGGTCGGCCCTGCTGGTCCGCCGCAAGGACCGTACCGAGACTGATGCCAATGTCGACTTGCTAAATGGGCTCGTGCGGCGGGTGGATTCGCTGGAGGATTCTCTCGCCGCCACCACCCAGAAGCTGATGGAGGAGATCCAGCTCCGGATGGCTGCCCAGGAAGAGGCCCATCGCCTGCGGCTGCGAATCATGACCCTTGAGGCGGCGATGCGTGGTGTGGGCGCGATCATTCCGCCCGAAAGTCCGGTGGTGTCCGCATGATCCGTGCTCTTGTCGTCACAACCCTTCTGCTGCTGGGCGTGATCGTCTGGCAGCGTGGAACGGTTTCCAACGCGTACCGCGAAACCGACAAGGCAATCGCCGCCCGAGATGCGATGGAGCGCGAGCGAGACGCCGCCTATGCAGCTGCTGAGGCTGCGGGCCGCACCCTGCAGGCCGAGCGAGCGGGCGCGGTCGCGGCCAACACGCTGGCCGCCCAATACGAAAAGGAGAAAGCCGATGCGCAAACCGCATCTGATCGTGTCATCGCTGATCTTCGCGCTGGCAACCTGCGGCTGCACCAGCGCTGGCAAGCGTCCATTGCCACCGGCCAACTGTCCGCAGCCGCCGCTGCCGCCAGCGAGCCTGATGGTGCCGCCGACGACCGAATCGAAAGTGCGGGCCGAGCTATTGGCGCCGCCGCCCAGTGCGACGCCCAGGTGAAGGCACTGCAGGCGTACGCCCTGCTTTGCTCGGGAGGTGCCCGGTGAGCGAGGTCGATTTCCTCCGCGATCTGGATGGCACCTTGCACGCCGCCTTTGCGCTGGCGGGCATGGCGTCGCGAGGTCGATACACGGCCAAGGATGGCCCGGCCACCGAGGGAGTGCGTGCCTACGTGGAGCGCGACGTTGAGACCATCGGTGAACTGCGCCAGTTCAGGGCAGGGCGTGTGGAGATCGCGTACCTGCGTTCGGATGTAGTGCCTGACCAGGGCGATCGATTCGAGGTGGTTTCGAGCGCGTTCGGTACTGAGGTCTTCGTCAACAGCAAGAAGATCAGCGATGACGGCTCGCAGAGCCGCTGGCTGGTGACCCGTGGCTGACCTGGCAGAGCCGCTGTCGTGGCAGCTGGTGGAGTTCCTGGCTGCTCGAGTCCGGCTGATCTCTCGCAGCAAGGGCTTCCGCACCGACATCGGTGCGGGCGCCGTGATCATCGATGAAACCGAGATCGGCGAGGACAGCACGGAACCGGCAACGATCATCTCTGTCCGCCAGCTTTCGCGCAGTGGCGGCGGTGTGGCCCAGTCCAGCTCCGATGCGGCCATCACCATCGAGTTCGAAGTTCCGCGTGGCAGCGATGAAGCCAATCCCAGGCTGCTCGTTCATCGCGCTCGCCACGACCTGATCCGCGCCCTGACGTTCAAAGAAAAGTCGCTGCCTTTGGGGGTGACCAGCTTCGAGCTGCTGGAAACCCAGCTGGCGACCTTGGAGGACGATGCCGGGCATACCGCCGTAGTCGCTCAGATCACCGCGCGGGCTGGTCTGACCGAGACCTTTGAGCCCGTGTCCAACCCGTAAAGGAACCAGAACCATGGCACAGCCAAAAGTCCGTAAATTCGCAGGTGACCTGCGCTTCTGGGAACACGGCGCCGATGGCGTGCGCGTCCCCGTCATTCCCGAGCCCGCCGACCAGTTCGGCAACCAGCCCCTGGAGCAGTCCTCGTTGACCTTCAGCTATGAAGCCGGTGACTCGGTGGAGATCAAGAGCAAGCGTCGCGATGCTCGCTATCAGCAGATCATCCACAAAGATTCGAATCCGGGTGTCACCAACGTCTCGATCACAGCGCTGGAAGTGCCGACGGCGTTCCTGGCTCGCATGCTCTACGGCACCCTGGTCAACACCACTGTGGCAGCCGGTTCGGCCGACGCGGTATCGGTCACCGTTGGCAGCGTCGATACCCCGGTGAAATTGCCGCACAACTTCATCGAAGCAACGCCGGCCCCGACCTTCAAGAAGGGCGCAGTGGATCTGGTGAAGGGCACCGATTACGACCTCGAACCTCGTCATGGCCTGCTGATCCCCAAGAAGGGGGGCGCCCTGCAGGCCGGCGACGTTGTGACGGCTGATTACAGCTTCGATGCCTACCTGGAAACCGCGATCAGCGGCGGCACCACGCCGAGCAAATCGTTCCAGGTTCTGGGCGACATGCAGGATCGCATCAGCGGTGACGAAGGTTTGCTGACCATCCCGAACGTCGACCTGACCGTCGATGGCGATGTCGACTGGTTCAGCGATGAACCGATCCAGGTGACCCTGACCGGTCCGGTGATCTTCCAGGCCGGCGAGGCAGATCTGTACACCTTCAAGATCGCCGCGCAGTCGGCGGGCTGAAGCTAGGACTGCAGCTGTCGTGTGGAGGGCGCCGGCCTGGCGCCCTCCTGATCTGAGCCAGGAATGGTGCTATGGCGTCCAATCGCAACAACAACCTGCTGAAGTTCTTTGTAAGTGGCCGCAGGGCGAAAGGACTGCACGGCTTGGCTGACCTTGCCGGTAATCCACTCAGACGCTTCGACCTCTCAGTGCAGCGTGCTTTCGTTGGGTTGCAGCGACGGGCGGGCGCCGCTGTCAGTCAGGAGGTCAGGGGCTCTTATAACGTCCGGGCAAGCGCCCTGCGCGGCAAGTATCGCGTGGAGACCGGGGAGCAGGGCTACCGGACGGGTAAGCGTGGCCGGGATGACTTCCTGGCCATCTGGGCCAGCACTCGCCAGATCTCGTTGCTGGAGTTCGGTGGACGCTGGGCGGGCAGGAAGTCGGCAGGTGCCACTGCGAGCATCGGGCAGGGCCAGAGCAAGACGTATGACGGGGCATTCATCGCTACGATCAAGGGGCGTAGGGCGATCCGCGTGCGTGGCTGGGACAGCACCACGCAAAAGCGCCACGGTCGTGGGCCGGTTCGGATTCTGCGTGGTCCGAGCCCGTTTGAAATGCTGTCCGGTGCTGACGGCAACAGCCGTGCACTGTCGGCCCGCCATCGCCTGATTGAGCGGTTCCACACCTACTACTCGACTGAACTTCGCCGCCAGTGGCGCGTGAACGGGGATGGCAATGGCTGATCGGCTGGAAGAAGCAATCCGGGTAGTAATCGAGACGCAGGGCCGAGAGGGCATCGATGAGCTGCGCCTGGCGTTTGGCGACCTCGGTGACGTATCCGTTGAGACGGCCGGCAAGGCCACCAAGCTCCTCGACTCCCTGACGGGACTCAACGCAGCTGCGGATAAGACAGACGCCTTTGAGGGCATGCTCGAGCAGCTGGGTGAGCTTGAGCGCGAATTCGGCGCGAACCAGGCCGCCGCGCTGGCGCTGAGCCTTCGAATTGGCGAGATGGAGAAGCCCTCCCGCGAGGTCCTGGCGGCGCAGCGCGACCTACGCAAGGAGGGCGAGCGACTCAAGAAGGCGCTTGACGATCAGTGGCAATCGGTTGGCAAGGTCGATACAGAGCTCTCTTCTCTCGGCATCAGCACGACCGACCTTGCAGAAAGCCAGCGGCGTCTTCGCACGGAGGCGGTGCGGGCGGCTGAGGCACTGAGCGCCCAAGCGAAGGCGGCAGCCGACGAAGCATCGAGCGCCCGGCGTCGTAAGCAGCAGCTGCAGGAGGCCGACGAAGCGTTCAGGGGGCAGGCCCAGTCCAGTCGCGCAGCTGCCAAGTCCCTGTCCGACTACCGCAATCGGGCAGCGGAAGCTGCTGACGGAAGCCAGGATCTTGCCGGCGCCACCGAGAATGCGGCCGGCTGGTTCGGGAAGCTGAAGACGCTGGCTGCGGGGGCGGTGGCCTTCGTTGGCCTCAATCGCGTCGTTGATGGCATCAAGGCCATCATCAAGGAGGGAAGTGACGCGGAGCAGGAGGTAGCGCAGCTGGATGCTGCCATTGCGTCCGCCGGCAGGCAGGCAGAGTTCACGGCGACGAAGTTGCTGGCATTGGGTAAGAGCCTGCAGACAGGCTTGTTCGATGATGGGCAGGTCAACAGCGCGATGGTGCGCATGCTGTCCTACACGAACATTGTCGGTGAACAGTTCCCGGCCGCTATGCAGATCACCATCGACCAGGCGCAGCGTCTTGGCATCTCGTTGGAACAGTCGGCAGAGACGGTGGGCAAGGCGCTGCAGACGCCGTCCAAGGCAATGGAGAGCCTGAGCAAGCAAGGCTTCACCCTATCCGACAGCCAGAAACGGCTGATCAAGGAACTGGAGGCTACCGGGCGGGTGGCAGAAGCGCAGGCGATCATCCTCGACTTGCTGGCAGAGTCCTATGGCGGTGCCGCTGCTGCGGCGAAAGTCGGCACTATTGCCGGCCTGTGGAAGGAGGCCACAGATCGCTTCAAGGACTGGAAGCAGGAGGTCGCCGATCAGGGCGTGCTGACCTATTTCAAGGAACAGCTCACTACGCTTCTGGCGACCCTGGATCGCCTCGCTAAGGATGGCACCCTGACTCGTTGGGCCAAGCAGACCGCTTCGGCCATTATCACAATGACTGAAGTCGTTAAGGGGGCTACACAGTGGGTGGTTGAGCACGCACGAATCGTAGGTCTCCTCGCAGTCGCCTACGCCCAAATCAGCTTGATTCAGGTGATTGCGCAGTTTCGGCTGTGGCGGGGCGTGCTCCTGGCTGCTACCCAGGCACAGGTAGCAAACAACGTCGCAATGGCGGCCAGTACCAAGCAGGTAGGTCTGTTGGGCGGGGCGATGCGATGGCTCCCCAAGGGGCCGGTGCCGATCGCCATCACGCTATTGGGCATCGAAGCCGCGATAGGCGGGCTAACTGTGTTGAGGACGTTCGTCGATGACGTGATGCGCCACAACAGTTCTGCTCTGGAGAAGGCGGGTGAAGCGCAGCGTGCCTACATCAATAAAGTGCGAGATGCCGGTTCGGAGCTGCGAAGTCAGGCAGTGTCCTTCAGCGCCTACCGTGACGCCGTTGTCAAGACATCGGACGAAGTAGCGAAGCTGGCGGAGGCTGAGCGCCAGGCCTACCTGAGGCGACTGTCTGGGCTTGAGCAGTACCTCACTGCGCAGGAAGGCTACCTGCTGATGCAGAAGCGAGCCAGCATTGCGACGGCGGAGGAGCTGCAGGAACTGGAAAAGGTCACTGCTCGCCTGCTCGAAGTATCCACTGGCTTCGCTGCGATGGCCAAGGGCGCACAGACTGCCGCCGATGCTCTGAAGAATGGTATCGGAGGTGCGGCACAGCTGGTCGTCCAGCAGCTGGAGGGAATCGAAGGCAACGCCAAGCTCGCTAAGGATTCCATTGGCAAGGTCTTCGAAGGGCTGAACTTTGTTAACACGGGCAGTCTGGAGGCCGTAGGCGCCGCGCTCGGCTACGTGGCGACCCAGGGTGCTGCTGCCGAGCGGAACGTGCGCGACGGGTTGCTGGAGGCGCTCAACAGGCTGTCCGGTGAGGAGCTGGCTCGCTTCCAGGCGTCGGCACAATCGGCCTTCGAAGCGCTACCGGAGGCCGCCGTCAATGCCTCTGCTGTACTTGAGACGACGCTGCTCTCGGCCATGCAGAAGCTCGGCGTCGAAGCATCGAAGCTTGGTGTCCGGTTCACGGGCGCCGGCAAGGACGCGATCGCATCGTTCGGCGCCGTCACTGAAAGCGCTGTGGCCACGGGGGCGCAGATCGAGGCTGCTTTCAAGGCTGCGCTTGGGAAAGTCGCCACGCTGGATGAAGCCCGAACGCTCGGTATGCTGCTGGAATCGGCGGGTCGCCAGGGCAAGATCGGGTTCGATGCTGCCGAGCGTTCGGCGGCCGCGCTCAACTCCCGTATCCGTGACATCAAGACATCGATCGATCCCTTGGCGGACGACTTCGCCAAGCTGGGCATTCAGTCACAGCAGGCGCTGAACGCGGCGCGTGACTCCGCGAAGGCAGCCTTTGAGTCCATCCAGCGTGGTGCGGCGCAAGGCAAGGCCAGCGTGGAGGACGTGCGACGTGCCTTCCGGGCGTATGCCGAGGCCACGCGGGCTGCCGCTGCCGATAGCGACAAGTGGAAGCGCGATACGGTCGAGAGCCAGCTGTCCGTCCAGGAGTCGGTGTTTGACACCGAGCGAAGCGTCGAGAAGTTGGGCGAAACCAGCGACAAGGCGATGCGGCAGCTGAAGGAAGGCGCCGACCAGGGCAAGGGAGCGCTGGACGGAGTCAAGGACAGCGCGGACGCTGCGGCCACGAACGTTGAGCGGGTGGGTTCAAATTCTGGAGGCGCCGGGCAGGCTATGTCCCAGGCCTCGGGCGTCGCCAGCGGCTTCGCCCTGAATCTTGGCGAGCTGTCCGATGCCGCCATGGCGGCGCTGACCAGCCTCAGAGGGTTGGACCAGGTCCGGCAGCTGGCCAACGTGACCAATGAGATCTACGCCCAGCGTAAGGCGTTGGCTGCCTACCGAAAGGATCTGCAGGCAGCCGTGGCTGCGGAGGACGAACTGACGGCGGCAACTACCGAGCGACTGAGGGAGCGCTACGGCATGCTCGGAGACAACGAGCTTGGCGAAGTTGCCCGGCTTGAGATCGAGCTGGAACAGCGCAGGACCGAGCGAGACCGCGCTTCAGCACAGGCGGCCCAGGATCGCCGAAAGGCCGCCGAGGCCGAAGCCGAGTCGCAGGCGAAGGCAGACGCGGCCCGCCTCAGCAGCAACGGCAAGAGCGAGCAGGTGCTGGTGATCGACTGGCGCTTCCCCAACAAACAAGTCACCGCGGCCGCGACCGCCGAGCAACGCCAGCAAGCGCAGGTCATCGCGGACCTGGTGGCGCCGGAGATCCTGCGCAGGATCGAGCGCAGCCGTTCCATCTCCGTCCGTGGGAGGAGCTGATGACCCGCATTGTTCTGGCCGGCATCGAGCTTCCGGCAGATCTTCAGTGGACCGATGAATTCACCGCCTGGCGGGTGGGGCAGCAGGCCCGCACAAGCCTGACGGGCGCTCTTGTGGTGCAGGAGTCTGCGCGCCAGGCCGGTCGTCCCATCACCTTGCAAACCACGCGGGATGGAAGCACCTACGTGGCCCCGGTGCTTCTCCCGGTCTTGCGTGCCCTTCAGGCCAGCGAGAGCCAGGCACGCATCGAGCCGCTGGAGCTGATTCTTCCGGCGCACAACGGCGGCGATCGCACGTTCGCCGTGCGCTGGCGCCGTACGGACGGAGCGGCAATCGAAGCCGAGCCCATCCGCTTCGCCGTGCCCGCGCTCGATCCGGACTATTTCTCCACCACCCTTCGCCTCATGACGGTGTAACCGATGACGATCTCTGCAACCGATATCAAGCTGCGTCAGTCGCAGCGGCTCACCGACAACCCCGATGGCGGCGGACGAATGGTCCAGGCCGAGATTGTGGATGGGGCGATGAACAACCTGTTCCCTGACATCGGCGATGAGGAGCGCACCACCGGTCGGACCACGCTGCGGAAGATGTTCGTGCACGTCGATACTGCAGCACCCGACGTTCTGAAGGATGCCATCAGCGTGCTGATCGATCCTCCTGCCGATCCGCGTGTGACCGTGAGCATGTTTGCTACCGGGTCCTACAGCGATGTGCGGCTGGATGCCAAGAATCGCATTGAGAGCTACATCACCCGGGGCACCGAGTCTCGTTTCATTCTGATGGGCAACCACTTCATCGGGCAGATGACGATGATCGTGTACGCGACGAAGGACGCGCCCAGCCCTGACATCAACGACAACCTGTCATTGCTGACCCTTCCCGGCACTGGGTATGTGGAGGCGGAGCAGTATGTCCGGGTGAAGTCGGTGCTGTCGCGAACAACGCGCACGTTCACCGATGACCAGGGCGCGTTTGATCGTGACGTGCTGGTGATCGAACTGATCAACGCTTTGCTCCACGATTTCTACGGGCAGGAAGTGGTGCGCTTCAGCGCTACCAAGCCTGCGACGCGCGTCTACGAAACCAATGTGGTCGACGCCACCAACTATCACAGCGTGAAACGGCTGACATCTGCGGGAAAGCCTGGCGACCTGTCTGTGCAGGTCGATAGCCCGTATGTGCCCATCGTTCCCACTTCCACAGCCGAGACCCCAGTGAGTGATGTGCTGGCTGGGCTGGGCTCGATCAGCTATGTCCCCTCGGGCACTGCCGGCAGCCTGGCGCAGAACTTCAACGCTAGCTTCTCGGCGGGCGTGCCAGTGGGCCGGTACATGGGTACTGGCATGGCGGTCGGCAGCGTGAAGGTAATGGCCGGCAGTGTCGAATTGACCGACGATGGTGCCGGCGCATTGGTCTCGGTGGCGATAACGCCATGGAGCGGCACCGTTGACTATCAGTCGGGCGTGGTCACGCTCGCCCATGCCACAGGTGCGGGTGGCACCAGTATCAGCATCACTGCCACGCCGGCCGGCGCCATCCCCATGCAGGGCTTCACCGATGAGATCGCGGTGACGCAAAACAACCAGGGCATGGTGTGGCTGTTCCAGATGGCTCCACTCCCGGCGCCGGGGACAGTTGTTGTCGACTACCGGGCGCTGGGGCGCTGGGTTCGTCTGATCGACAACGGCCGTGGTCAGCTGGTCGGCAAGCCCGGGCAGGGCGCCGGCACCATCAATTACATGACCGGCTCGGTCGTACTGACGGCCGGGGCACTCCCTGATATCGGGAGTAGCGTCATCAGCTCCTGGGGCACGCCAGTAATCGCTGAGGCCCGCTCTGGCGATATCGCCATCCTGCCTCCGGCTTTGCATTTCGTGCTCGGCGAGGGCGTTGCCGTCCCCGGTACCGTTCACCTGACCCTGCGGATCGGCGGCAGCGATGTCGCAGTCACCGATAACGGCACCGGCGCTCTGCTGATCGCAGGGCAGGTGCGGGGATCGATCGCGTACACGACTGGCGAGGTCGCACTCCGACCGGCAACGCTGCCCGATGCAGACAGCCAGGTGGCAGTCGCTTATGACTGGGGCCAGGCCCTGAACGCTGCGCCGCAGCCGCTGCCGGACACCGCTGGAGTCGTGTCCTTCGCGCTGCCTCAGGGGCCGGTGCGTGCTGGTTCGGTGCTCCTGGACTGGGTGATCACTGTTCTTCGTGACCGCGACGATCTGACGTCCGCGCCTCAGCCCATGCGAGTGATCGCCAAGGATGATGGTGCCGGCAACTTGGTGGCCACGTCGGTCGGTGACACAACGGTGAGCACGGTGCTGGGTTCGGTGAACTACAGCACGGGGGCGGTGACGCTGCAGGCCGGCAAGTTCATGGTGCGTCAGGTGTCTTATCCGATCTATGAGGTGCAATCTGGCCGGCTCAAGGTCGTTGGCTACAACCGATTGGATGTCCTGGCGCACTTCTCGGGTGGAACGATCATCTCGGTGGGTTGGATGCTGGCCGGGGATGCGTCGCAGCCAGCACAGGAGAGCCTGCCTTTGCCCGCGATGCAGCTGCAGCTGACGCCGACCATCAGCGACAGCATTGTGCCGGGCAGTGTGCGCTTCAACTTCCGCGGTCGGACGTACGTCGATCGCAGCGGCGGTCTGTATCACAGCATCGACCCAGCGACCGGGGCGGGCATCTACGCCGGTACCATCGACTACACCGCTGGTGTGGTCAATCTCAATCAGTGGCTGGCCGGTGGTGGCAACACTGTGCAGATCCTGTCCCTGCTGACGCGGATTGCTGATCCGGGCGTTGCGTTCACGTTCTTCCGTGCGCCGGGCTCGCCGCTGCGTCCGGGGATGTTCACGCTCCGGGCGAATCGGCTCGACGGTGAGCTGATCACCGCCACGGCGAACATCAATGGCGACATCGTTGCACCGCAGATGCGGGGTACGGTTGATTGGGAGAGTGGCGTCGCCAAGGTGCAGTTCGGCCAGCTGGTCCCCGTGGCAGGAAACGAGGGACAGCCGTGGTTCGACCCAGCTTTGGTTGAGGGGGACCAAGTCTGGCGACCCACGCTGGTTCTGCCGGGGTCCATCTACATGGGGGCGGTGGTGTATCGCTCGATTCCGCTGTCGGAGGTCGTCATCGGCCTTTCGTCGGTGCGGCTGCCCAGCGACGGCCGCGTGCCGGCGTTCAAGCCGGGCCAGACGGTGCTGATCCACCATACCGTGAAGCACAGCATTGCCTCGCCGCAGGCGGGACAAGTGGTCTCCTTCGGCCGGACGCGAATCGCCGGCGTTGAAGTCCGCGATGCGATGGGCAAGCCGGTCGAAAGCGCGTGGTACACGGTTGAATTGGATGCGGGCAGCCTGACGTTCAGTGACCCACTCAACTTGGCCGCATACACCATGCCGCTTGTCGTCAGCGAGCGTGTCGAAGATCGCCGACTGGTGGTGCAGCCGCAGATTACCGGCGAGATCGAGATCAACACGGGCCTGACCCACGACTATCCGTCCGGCGAGGCAATGATCAGTACCGCACTTCGCCTGGGTGAAGCGAACGGATCGCTCGATTTACAGGCGCGTGTGGAAAGCCTGTTCGACCAGGCGGCGTGGACTGGGGTCTGGAGCAACATCCCGATTGGCAGCGCCGCACCGGGTACTTACAACGACACCGACTACCCGTTGGAGGTCACCAACAGTGACGCGATCACCGAGCGTTGGGCGATCCGCTTCACCAGCGCGACGAACTACGAGGTGATCGGCGAAACGGTTGGCGTGATCGCCACCGGCAGCACCACGACCGATCTGGCACCACTGAACCCTCGCACCACGCGACCGTACTTCCGCGCGCGGGCGGGCGGTTGGGGCGCGGGCTGGTCAACGAACAACGTGGTGCGATTCAACACGGTTGGTGGCTTGGCACCGGTCTGGTTGGCGCGTACGACCCTGCCCGGCACGCCGGTGGGGGCAACTGATTCCACCCGGTTGATGGTGGTTGGCAATGTGGCTGGAGGTGCCCAATGAGCTTGATCCCTACCGTGTATCGCAGCACTGACCCCGGTGCGCCCGTTCTGAACGGCCAGGCCGGATCATTGATCGCGCTGCTGCATGCGGTGCTAGTTACTGGCTATGGCAGCGGACAGACCGCAAAGCCGCCTGCTGGCTGGAGCCGGCCTTACTCCAATGGAGACGTTCACGTATATCGAAACAGTCCCGTTAGCGGGTCCGGCTCGTATCTGCGTGTACGCGACGATGCTTCGGCGCCCATGCTTGGTACCGGTCGGTTGGCACAGGCGCTCGCGTACAGCTCAATGAGCGATATCGATAGCGGTCAAGACTGCACGCCCAGTCCTGAACTGCAATCACAAGGCTCGCTCATCGCCAAGTCTCCTCTGCAGACCGCCGCGTCGCGGCCGTGGCTGATGATCGCAACCGAGATCGGCTTCTATCTGTTCACGTCGTGGCACAACTATCCGAATGGCATGGGGGCGTACTACTACGGAGACATTCTGAGCAACATGCTAGGTGACGTCTATTCATTTGCTGTGTTTGGCTCTGCGGCATTGTCTGGATTTTCGGGAGCCTGGAGCGATCCAGTTTGCTCACTGTTCTACACGACTGCTCTCAACACTCCCCTGGTGAACGCGCCAAACCTTGGTATCGCGTCAACGGGTGGGTACGTTATGCGTGGCTACAGCGGCGGAAACAACGCCCCTGGCCGGATTGAGACGACCGGGTATCCAGCAGTAGGCGGTAATAGCAGCAGAATGAGCTATGGATCAGGGGCTTTCATGGTGGGGCCGGACCCCTCGCACGGGGGCTACAACTACATAGAAGCCGTGGTGAGAGAGGCGCCCTTCGCAATTCGCGGGAAATTGCCCGGCGTGATCGCACCGCTGCACGCCCGGCCACACGCCGCAGGCTCAGTGGTTCCCTTCGTTGATGGGATAGGCTTGGGTCAGTGGCTGGTCGTCAACTACAACGTTGCCGAACCAGATACTGCTGCTCGCGACGGTCAGGTCCTCTTCCGCACGGATGTGGCCTGGAAATGATCTACGGAAAGTTCTATCGAACCTGGGGCCCTCTAGGCGGCGATGGCTACCTCGGGGGGAATCCCCCTGTTGGGGATGATGACGGGCGATCGAAGATCATGAACGTTCCGAGGCGCGTTCGGGTACAGGTGTTCGCCATGTACGATGCAGTGCATTTTGTCTATCTGGGTTCCGTCCTAAGCGGCCACGACGGGACCTGGCGACTGGAGGGCATTGACCGGAGCCTACGGTACCGGGTGATTGGTACGGACTTGGCTGGCACTGTCAATTCGGCCATTCAAGACTGGATCACGCCGGCAAAGATGGAGCGCTGATGGTGGCGTCGGGAGGATTCGTCGGGGTCAACCTCGGGCCGAAGTTCCAGGGCAGCGGTGGTTTTGTGCCGCTCAACTTGGGAGTCGAATGGGACGAAAATCCCGTTGAGCCCGTGATTCGAGGTCTCTCTGCAGCGGCAAGCTTGCAATGGGGCCGGGCGCCGCTCACGCGCCTGCATGTTGCTATCGGCTGGGGCGCGGCCCCCGCCTTGCGGACCGAGCGCCTCGTTCCGTGGGGCGGAACTAACCGAATTGATCAACAGGGTGGCTTGGCATGGGGCATCGCGCCGCACCTGCTTGGAGAGCTTGCCCTGCGATGGGGCAAGAGTGAGGGTGTCGCAGCAGGCAGAAGTCTATCTTGGCGGAGTTTGCCTCGCGTGGCCCAGTCGCTGTCTGTGGATTGGTACTCGTTGCTTCGCGTGCTTGGATCGAGCACCGATGTCTCGTGGGACCTAGGCCCAGCTACGCACGTGGAAACAAGGATCGTGTGGCGAGGCGAGCCGGGCAGGGTGGTTGGATCTTGGGCGAGCCATTGGCGGAGTCCTACGCAGGCGAGACGTATGGCTCGCCTCCCATGGGGTAGGGCTCGGCCGCTGCCCTGGCTCGTCCGGCCACCCGTCAAGCCAGATCCTGACCCCGACCCTGAGCCGGAGTTTCCCCCGGGGCACTCAGTCCCCCTCAACTTGGGCTGCGCGCTGATCGGTGTACCTGGTCTGGCCCCTCTCAATCTCGGAACCTCGGCGTGCTACGTGGTGCGCCCTCAACGCAGGACTTACGTCGTGATCAACACGGTTTCCTTCGTGCGACTTCCCGATCGCACGCCCATCGAGGTGACGCGCATCTCGCTCAGCGCCAGTCGCGGTTCCTGGGGCTGGACGTTCGATGTCGAGCTGGCAGGGCCGGCGCAGTTGTCGTTGCTGAAGCCGACCGCTGCCGGACCCCGCCAGTTTGAGGTTGTGCTCAATGGCTACGTCTGGACCGGCATCATTGAGAGCTTCCAGCAGCAGAGAGAGTTTGCTGGCGGCGGTGTCACCCTGAGCGGGCGATCCCGCACCGCACTACTGGCGGCGCCGTATGCGCCCGCCCGGGTGAAGGCGACGACTGAAGACCGGAGCATGGCGCAGTTGGTGGCCGAAGAAGTGTCAGACACAGGGTTCACGACCGACTACGACACTGTCGATTGGAACGTGCCGGCTGGCGCGTGGTTCTACGACGCCAGTACGCCCTTGGACGCGATCAGTACCTTGGCCGAGGCCAGTGGCGGCGTTGTCCAGTCGGACCCCGCCGACCTTAGCCTGCGTGTGCGGGCCGCGTATCCGGTAAGCCCCTGGCTGTGGCGCGACACCCAGCCCGACCATGTGCTGCAGGAGGACGTTGTCCTGACCGAAAGTCTCCAGATGCGCAGCGCGCCGCTCTATGACGCGGTGGTGGTTACGGGAGAGCTTGCGGGGAAGGGTGTCACGTGCAAAGTGCGGCGTGCAGGAGAGGCCGGTCAGCTGTTCGCCCAGCAGGTCAGTAGCCCGCTGATCACCGTCGCTGCTGCCGGCGCGGAGCGCGGCCGAAACATCCTGAGCGACCGTGGCGAGCAGGCGAGTGTGGATCTGACTGTGCCGCTGTTTGCCAAGCCGCTGAAGGCTGGCGAGGTCGGTGTGATCCTGCCGCTCGATCTGGTCGAGGTCGTCACGTCGGAAGGCACGTGGCACGGCCAGTGCGAGTCCCTGCGGATCGAGGTAGCGGTTGAGCAGCAGGCCACCGTGATCGAGCAAACCGCCACTTTGGAGAGGCACTACACCGATGCGGACTGACCTGTGGGATCAATTCGGCGACCTAGTCGGCGGCAGCCCGAGGCTACTGGCCACCGTGACCGCGCACAACGCCGATGGAACCAGCACCCTCACCACTTATGACGGCGTGCAGATGAGAGCGTTTGGTCAGCTGCAGCTGGCGATCCCCTATAACGCGTGGGTGCGAGGCGGCCGCCTCTTGGAGGCCGCTCCGAACCTGCCGCTGATTGAACTGACTGTCTAGCAAAAACAGGGCGCTGCCCTGGTGCCGGCAAGCACCAGGACAGCGCCGCAACACAGGTGAACTCAGCACCTGGCATTGGCCGTGTCCCTGTCGCCCTCGCGAGAGCGCGGGGATTGTCGGTCGCCCCTATCGCAAATGCTGAGAACCCGATGACCAAACCGATGATCTCCTGGCCAGGCGGCAAGCGCCGCCTGCTGAAGCACCTCTATCCCCATTTTCCCGAGCACGACTGTTACGTCGAAGCGTTTGCCGGTGGCGCCGCCTCCCTTTTGATGCGACCGTTTCCAGCGCAAACGGAAGTGCTCAACGACATCAACGGTGAGCTGGTTTCGCTGTATCGATGTGTGCGTCACCATCTTGACGAGTTCGTACGTATGTTCCGGTGGTCGCTGGTATCGCGCCAGATGTTCGAATGGGCGCAGATGGAGCGACCGGAGACCCTGACGGATATCCAGCGGGCAGCCCGGTTCTACTACCTGCAGAAGCTGGCCTTCGGTGGAAAGGTGCAGGGCCAGACGTTCGGAGTCGTGACGACGGGCGGTCCAAGGTTGAATCTGCTACGCATCGAGGAAGAACTGAGCGCCGTCCACCTGCGCCTGGCCAACACCATCATCGAGTGCCTGCCGTGGCAGGACTGCGTGCGGCGGTATGACCGGCCCGGCACGTTGTTCTATCTGGACCCGCCGTATTGGGAGACCGAGGGCTACGGCGTCGATTTCCCTTTCAGCGAGTACGAGGCGATGGCAGACCTAATGCGTGATGCTGCTGGTCGGTTCGTCGTGTCGATCAACGACCATCCGCAGATACGTGAGGTTTTCGCCGGGTTCGACCTAGTACCGCTGCAGCTTGACTACACCATCGGCGGCGGGCAGGGCCGGGGGCGCAAGTTCGGCGAGCTGATCATCAAGAGCTGGGATGATCGGCAGGCGAGCTTGATCTAGGGACGAGTGACGGTGGAGATCGGTGTTCGCCGGTACATGAATTTTCCTAATAGGACAGCCCCTCGACGCTAAAGGCATGTTCTCGCGCGTAAGTTATTCCGCGACCAATCAATTTGTAGTGCCAACCACCTGGGTGTTTGAGCATTTGGGACGCCCATGACTCACCACATAAGTCAGTTAATGCTTGGTCGATGTCAGATCGCGGGGTCGGGTAGCCGATCTGCTGAAGCACTAATGCAATGTCCCCTATCGATTGGTACTCGTCGTCCTTGAAGCGGAGTGCTCGAATGCAAAGGCTATGAAGTGGGGTGGGATCAAAAGCGCCAGGCGCGGTAGCTGACGCGAGCTTCGGACGTGGCGGGGCTGGGGGCAGGCGTGTCTCAGGCTTAGTTTGCGGAATGATGGCGGCAGGAGGTTCCTCCGCTTTGGTCGCCCCCTTGTGATGGCCGACGATGAGTCCGAACACGGTCCCGAGAACCAGTGCGATGCAAATAATCGCGTATGTCTCCCAGATGCGGATTTCCCACACCCTGGTCAAAAATGCTTGGGCAGGGGGGCTGATTGCTGCCACTAGGGAGGCAATGATCGTCGCTCCCGCGCCGCCCAGCGCCGCCACAAGAACTTCCCTGCCGATACCTTGTCTTGATCCTGTCATGACGCCACCTTGTGATACCCAATGATCGACCACCGTGCGGACCGATTTTACGGGCGCATTGTATGCGTCTAGGAGGATGCCATGTGCTACTCAGCCCAGATTGAAGCCGCCTATCAGAAGTTGGTCCGCATGACCGGCGCCGCCGTGTCGCTGCAGGAGTTCGCCGCGCTCTACGCGCATGACCCGGGCAAGAAGCGGCCCAAGACCCCAAAGGCGATGGATGATGCGTTCCGCGCCGGCACCAGCCCGGCAGAGCGGGCAGTATGGGCGGAAATCCAGCAGTGGAACCAGGCCGAGGGCGCCATCCTTGAGCAGGAGCTTTTCGCCAACCGGAAGCGCCTGGCCGATGCGGAGCGATCGCTGCAGGCCAAGGAGACGAAGAAGGCCCGGGAAGACGTGCGCATCGCCGGCAACAAGATCGAGCGTGCCGTGGTCAAGCTGGGCGACCTGAAGAGGTCCGAAGGCAAGGACCGAGACAGTCGGATCTTCCCAGGCGTCTACGCGCCGGTAATCGTCTCCGAGGGCGGCAAGCTGACGATCAAGCCGATGCGCTATCAGTGCCGCCTGGCTGGGAAGCCGGCCAACTACGACCAGCGCTTCCCCGGCACCTACAATGCCCGCCGCGACAGCCTGGAGAAGTTCTGGGCGCCGGCCTTTGGCCACACCCACGGGTTGATGGTGGTCGACACCTTCTACGAGAACGTGGAGGGCCCGGACGGCAAGAACCAGGTCGTGCAGTTCACCCCGCGCACGGGCGAGCCGATGCTGGTGGCCTGCCTGTGGTCGCACTGGGTGGACCCGACTGGTAAGGAGCCGGATCTACTGTCGTTCGCGGCCATCACCGACGACCCGGAACCTGAGGTGGCCGCCGCCGGCCACGACCGGACCATCATCAACATCAAGCGCGAGCACGTCGACGCCTGGCTGAACCCGGATCCCGCCGACCTGGCCGCGCTGTACCGGATCTTTGACGACAAGCGGCACCCGTTCTATGAGCATCGGCTGGCGGCTTAGTGATCGTTGCTTTCCTGCCCAATCTGCTCGGTTAGAACTGTCAGGGATTGCTGGAACGCTGCCACGAAGAGCGGGCCGCCATCGTCCGCGTGGGTACGTGCAATCGACGGGAGCAGCCTTGTCCATGTGTCGAGCAGGGCGTCTGGATCCTGATGGGTCAGAAATGAAACGCGTAGGGCGTACTCCATCGCCTTGAGGTAGCCTCGATGCATCTCAAGTCCGGCCTCGCAGGCATGAAGGCGGTCCAGGATTTCGGTGATCTCGGCGGTCATGGCGGGCTCGACAGGTCTTGGTAGGAAAGCGATAGTTGGCGGACGCCAAAACGAGCCCGCTATGAGCATCCTCAACGTTTTGCTCACTCGTGACCACCTCGTAGTCGCGGTGGACACCCTTGCTGAGGATGCCCGAACGGGTGCCCATTCCGCAGGTGCAAAGTTGTTGCTGATTCCCCAGCACAACCTTGTGCTGGCCACGCGCGGCTCTGCCCAGTTCTTCCTCCGCATCTACGAATTGGCCTTGCAGGCCAGCTTCCGCGCGGACTTCACGATGGAGCAACTCTCCAGCGAACTGGGTCTAGTGATTGACCAGCTGTGGCCGAATTACGAGAACGCTGTAGCCGAGGCGGGTCTTCCCCGCGAGCAGCTAGGGACTGAGTTGATACTTGGGGGATGGTCGCCCAAGACCGGCCGGATGATGGCCACGGCGTATGCCAAGAGCGACAGCCAGCGCTTAACCGTGGTCCAGCCGATCGTGGGGCAGCTGGCATCGCCTGGCGAGCCGCTACGAGACGCCACTCCGAGCATGGTGCAGGTGGATCTGATCGCCCATGCGCGGCTGCAGGCCGGCTACCTCAATGAGCAGATGGGACGGCAGGTTGCTGGTGGGCATCTGCTGGTGGGATTCCTGCAGAAGGGCCAAGCTGTGGTCAAGGATCTCGGGCCGCTCTAAAGATTCGGGCCATTGCTGTGGAGAATCCGCGGCCCAAAGCGTTCTTCAGGCGCTCTGCGGTTGGGCGAGGGGGCTACCTAGTACGTGATCACATTCAACCAGCCGAGCGTTGCTCACTGCCTGGCGTCCGCCGCACTTTGCACAGGCGAGAAGGGTTCCACCCGGCATGGATTCGAGGGTGGGGCCCGTCGAATGGGTCACGTGCTGGCAGCTGTTGCACCGCACGCTGATGGCGATAACGCTTTGGATATTCCCCGCCTGGTCGCGCATGGGGTCGATGTTGAGGACGTAAAAGAAACCTGTGTCTGCCATAGCCGTGTACCGGGTATTCCGCGCATGCTGCATGAGCTGATGCCTTCATCTTGTGACGAAGGTCCAAATTCAGCAACGCACTAAGCTGAAGCGTTATAGATCAACCGCCTATCTCCACATCCAGTTGAGCCCGTCATTGCTACGGTCGCGCCTCATCAAGGAGGTGCGCAATGCCCATCAGGGCGGTTGTATATGCCAGCGAGGCCAGCCCGGCCATAGCAAAAGACAAGCTCGGGCAATCCGACGGTAAGTTGGATGCCATCGTGGATGATGCATGCCGATTCAATCGGGCTGCTGGGGTGACGGGCGTGCTGCTCTTTGACGGGGAGCGGTTTCTTCAGTACTTGGAAGGCCCGGAAGATGGGCTGACGGTGGCTTACTCGCGAGTGCTGGGCGCCAGGAGCCATAGCGCAATGGTCGAATTGCAGCGGGGCAGGGCGGGCCAGCGGCGTTTGCCGTTCTGGCCGATGCGCTGGCTCCCGGTAGAGCCGGATGAGCTACGAACCCTCGCTCACGCTGACTGGACGGGGTTCAAACAGCGCGGGAGGGCAGAGGCCGTCAACGCTACTGCTGTTGACCTGCTCAAGGAGCTGGTTGGGCGATACGCAATGGCGGCCTGATCGCGCGGTATCGCCTCAGGCGCGTTCTGGCAGCTCCGCCTCGAGGTCAGAGGCGGAGCTGCAGGAAGTCTGCGAACCTGGCCATGCTGATCGCCTGGCGATTTGGACACATAGGGCAGGCGAGAATTGCGCCCCCATCGAGGTCGATGAGGCCTTCATTGGGCCGGGCGGTGAAGTGACACGAGCACTCCAGGCAGCGGCACACCACCTGGGTGACTTGCAGCAGCCGTCCTGCCTCGTCTTCTTGGCCGAAGACATCGCTGAGGAGGAACAAACCTGTATCGGCCATGCTCGAACTCCTAGCGTTCGTTCTTTTCTGGAGCCAAAGTCTACAGCTTCGAAAATGGCCGTGGTTTTGCGATTCCGGTCGGCTGAAGTGGCCCGGCCTTTAGCGCAGATCCGGAACGGTTAAGCCGGTGAACGGCGCCTTGTCGCAGCCTTTGCGACCGCCGGCCGTATCCTTCCGGCCATGCTTCCCTCGCACGGCTACCAAGGCTTCCGCTCAGCACCACCACCCTCTGGCTGGGTCCAGATGGGGGACGGCTGGGTGCTGTGGTGGAGCGGCCGGCAGATCGCCCAGGTGTCGCCATCGAAGGATGGCGGCGCGCGCGTGCACATGGACGTCAGGAAGATGTGGCAGACCAAGGACGTAAGGGCGGCCAGCATCCAGCAGGGCAAGCGCTACGCCGAGCGGTGGTGCGCGACCAGGCTCTACCCCGAGTTGAGACTGCGGCAAGCGGTCGCCAGGCTGGTGGACAGCACGCCGACCGGGCTGCCGCCGCCGATGCCCGGATTGCCCCCAACCCCTGAGCAGCTGCAGCAGGCCCGCCGCTTGGCTGAGGCCGGGACGACGGAGCTGGAACGGGTCAAGGAAGCGCTGGAGTCGCGCAAGCCCCTGGCAGTGACCAAGCCCCGGGCGAAGGGCCCTATGGAGGCGTGGTTGGGGGCAGGGCTGCAGCAGCTGCGTCGGGGCCGAATGGGGGGCGATCCTTAGGTAAAGTGCCGCGCACATCCCTCTGGGGGGCGCCGCTGGCAGGCGGTAAGGAGTCATCGTCGGCGCACCATTTGCGCGCTGCTTGCTGGGCAAGCATAATCATGCTTCCCGGCAAGCAAGGATGTTCCATGAACGACATTGCATCTAAAGGTGGAGTGGCTCGATCGACGAAGCTATCCAAGGAGGAGAGATCGGAAATCGCCAGAATGGGAGCTATGGCGAGATGGGAAAAGGAAGGTAAGGATATGCCCATGGTCGCGACCTACGGAGCGTTCGACCGTCCTCTCGTGATTGGTGAGATCCAAATTCCTTGCTACGTTCTGGCGGATGGGACCAGAGTTTTGGCTCAGCGAGGACTGCAAAGCGGCCTCGGTATGTCCGAGGGCGGTGGCAAAAGCGGCGCGCGCAAAATTGTCGAATTGATGAATCGATTGCACGAAAAAGGCATTGATATCAGAGGTTTGGTCGCGCGCGCAAATTCCCCAATCCGCTTCATTCCACCTCATGGTGGCAACGTCGCAGACGGGTATGAGGCGACAATTCTGCCTGACATCTGCGCCGTCCTAATCGATGCCGATCAACAGGGCAAACTCGACAAACGGCTTAAGCGGCTCGCTCAAAGAGCGGCTCAACTGCAGCATGGATTTGCCACAGTTGGCATCATCGCGCTCGTAGACGAAGTCACGGGCTATCAGGAGGTTCGGCAGCGCGACGCGCTCGCCAAAATCCTTGAGAAATTTGTGGCAAAGGAATTGCGGCCTTGGATCAGCACCTTCCCTGTAGATTTCTACCGCCAGATCTATCGCTTAAATGGATGGGAATTCCAAGAGGGGGCCGGTCGCCCCGGCGTAATTGGCCACTGGACTAACAACATCGTTTACAAGCGGCTAGCACCTGGTGTTTGGCATGAGCTCAACCGTCTTACCGAGCGGAATGAGAAAGGCAAGTTGAAATCGAAGCTGTTTCAGAGGCTCACTGATGACATTGGTCACCCGAAGCTCAGAGAACACTTGGCAGCGGTCATCATGCTCATGAAGTATTCGCCTGACTGGCAGACGTTTATGCAGCGCATGGATATAGAGTTCACTCAGTACGGTGAGACGAAGATGCTGCCCTTCCCTGAAGGCGCCGGCAGTCTAGGCTAAGCGCTATACCGGCGCCGGGCTAGGTGGCGCCCTCGGTGTCAGTTCCTATAAATTATTGATTCAATTGCATTTGGTTAGGATTGCAAATCCGTTTACAGCGGTTCGATTCCGCTTGAGGCCTCCAATTGAAGAGCCCTGACTCCGGTCAGGGCTTTTTCTTTGCCTGGCGTTCGGCGGTGCTACTCGAGACCCCCTGATTCCGCCTTGAAATCATCGGTCTGCCGCCCGTTTTCGGGTGGCAAGCTCGCGTTAACACGCGCCGAGTGCGTTTGCGTGAGTTTGAGCGGGGATGGCAACCACGCGACGCCGGGGTGACTGGCAGTACACGATCAAGCGGGCGGGGCTGCTGCCCCAGCCGGTCTGCCTGAACTTGGTCTCCGAAGCCGAGTGGGACGAGTATGTACATCGTCCAGGGGCGCCGCTTGATCGCGGCGTGGTGCCTGAGGAGCTAGCCAGCACCAAGGCGGCGGCGAACGATCTGCGCAGCCAGATGCCTGAGCTATGACGTGGCCCTGGTGACCGGCGAGATTCCGGGGAAAGGAGCCGCCTGCAAGGTGCGTAAAGCTGGCGAGGAAGGACAGCTCTGCGCCCAGGAAGTGAGCAGCCTTCTGATCAACGTCGCCGCAGCAGGTGCTGAGCGAGGACGCAACGTTCTGAGTGATCACGGTGAGCAGGCAGCCGTGGACCAAACTGCGCCGCTCTT